CAAACCCCTTGCTATCAGTGCATCTACAGAGAAATCGATCCACCAAACCGTGGAGAACAGGCCCTAAAATGGGCCATTCTATCCACGAAAACGTGGAGCGGACACGCCCTGAGAGCGACTACTTTCGAGCTCGTTGGAGCCTCTATCTGAGGACACTGAAGAGCGATAAATCTGTAGCTGTGAAACTGTCTCGTCTCACGGGCTCGAGAGCCCAGATAACCCTTCGCCTTCTCCGCCGTCTCCTGCCTACCGTCTCAACTCCATTCGCTTGTTACTCGTCCTGAGTACCCAGCTCTCATCCCCTGATGAGCTTAAACTATCGTCCCAGATAGCTCTGTCTTCAACGTCTCTCATCACAAACTCATACCATCTCAGGAGTCTCAATTCACAGACTCAGAGCTTAAACCATCACATCATTCACAACTCGTAAGGCTACGTCACAGCCATATCGCTTATGACTTACTCAGAAATTAGAGCTGTATGTCTCAATGACTCCAGCTTGAAACAGCACTTCACAAGTCAACTAGAGTTAATCCTTACAGTTGACCAGAATTACAAACACATCATTGAACTCGAATGCTTACGTAACTGTCTGAAGTCTGGACTTGGGGATTACTACAAAGAATACGCATCGCTTATGAACAACATCACGATATTCTGTGGTGAAGTTGCAGAGTGCACTCGACGTAATCACTACAGATCTGCTTCAGAACATGTTGATGATGTATACACATACTTGGAAGACATGTGTCCGGATAAAGTATTACCAGCTAAAAGACCTTAACTCACTCAAACCCTAAACTCACTACAATGAGAAAATCAACGCAGTTCCTCGTCATCATGGCCAGCATCATACTCCTTGGAGTTGTACTGACATTCACCTCATGTTCATTTGCCTCAGGTAGAAGAGCTGAGCAACAGGATGCAGTTACACTGGCACCTAAGTCCACTGAACAAACAGTCAAACGCTTAGTTGCTTGTACTGATGCATATCAGCTCAAGTCAATTGAGAACATTGACACCATATACCACGTTGGAGACACGATATACATCCGATCAATGTGGTGGAAGATCATCAGATAACAAGTTCTTAAAATAGGATCACATGAGAAAGTAAACCCACAAGATAGCCTTCACTTATAGCTTTGTGATGTAAGACTACAAGAGCCTTAGCCGGTCATTTATTGCGGTGTCTGTATGATGTCACGAAAAGGTGGCGTCATACACGACATCATTTCTCCACTCTAGGGAGGATAAGCTGTATAGAACTCCACCATTTCGTGGAGAAATCACTCCTATTCTTGTAGTCCAATCAAACACTTTTATGGCTAAACAATCCAAAGCGTACGAGATAGCTGTTACGCAGTACAATACATTCATGCGTGACTCCAGAACAATGAAGATAAGTGTGGAGCAAACCTTTGACTTTAGCTACGAGAAATTGTCAACCGGATTACAGAAGCGCTCAATTGCAGAAGACTTCACAGTACTCACAAAAGGCTTCATCAATGAACTTAACCTGTCAACCAGAGCCAAACTCATGATACTTGACATCATGGAAGAGCTCAAGCTTAACAACCCACTGTGGTATTTCGACCACACCAAGAATACACGGGATGCAGCTACTATTAAAGAATTGCGGGATAAGAATATACTGTTTAAGCTGGAAGATCCAAGAATCCACTACGTCAATCCGCAGTATATAAAACGTGGTACTCGTGCTAGTGTGCTCTGTGCAATACAGAATGAGCTGGAAGGGGTGGTACGCGTTGGCCCGGAAAATATCCGTAATCTAACCAAACTTCTAAAGATTGACCTCAATCAATTCGATATAACAACCTCATCTAATCAAATCATTAAACTTTAAGCTGCCATGCCTAAAACAAAACACACAATCAAGATTGACACCTTAGTTGGTGCGCTTGAAATCACTTACACATTTACACTGGGCATACTTGGGTACAGAGACTTAGAAGATCCTCTGTCTTGCATTCCCGGTATTCCGGATGAAGTGTGTGTATCAAATGTAGTATTGACACCCAACTCTCAATCTACCGGTACTACCATAGAGCTCGAACCAGCTGCAAAGTTGGCACTAGAGAAAGCTTTGTATGCAGTACATACCAGTCGTATTATTGAGCTTGATGCCTGGTACAAAGAATCGGACATTGAGCATACAATGGAGGAATTGGCTACACTGTCAAGTGTACGTAAAGTACTTGTATAAACTTAAAGAGTGGGAGTCGTAGGCGAGAGAGTGTGTATGTTGGAGAGAAACCACATCACGCTCGTGAGATAGATCGGGAGTGCCACTCCCATCTCCCTCCCTCTCTTTTCTCATTTCATCGAAGGTAAGACAGACACCAGGCTCTCTCCCAATAGGTCAAGAGCTGGTGTTTTCTATAAATCTTAAAACTGAAATCTATGTTACAAATTCCTCAGCTCATTTTAATCGCGCTTATTGTTGTAGGACTGTGTATTGTATTTATCTCACACGAAGAGCGTGTGGAAAAAAGAAATTAAGATTTATTTGGCCGGATAAAAGTGCACATATACATTTGCGCTCCCCTGGTCAGACGGCTTCGAGAAGAAGCAATTCTATATTGGTAGAATACCTTACAATCCTTTCAGGACAACACTCTAATGCAGAAATGTGAGTGTCAATTTATGTCCCTTTCTGTACAAACCCATTCATCATTTTAAAACTACAAATCATGTCAACACTGTTCTTGAGCGTCTACCTTATTGGGGCATTACTTGCATATCTCACTGTGCGCAAGCTCGATGGAAAATCTGTTACTTACAACTGGGAAAACTTCATACTACGCTTTGTGTGCCTCGCATTCTCCTGGGCTACACTGGTAGTAATTGGATTTGTATCACTCCTCAACTTAGCACTTGATGCACGTTGGGCAGCACGTCCGGTTCCCACTTGGCTTAAATGGTTTTGATATGACTAACAGAGTCATACAAGAGAAAGCGTATGCTTACCTCACTGGGGGCAGAGCTACGGTTACATTTCACAATACAATCACAAACAACCAGTTCACCTTCACTATTGCACGTCAGAGGTTAGGAGATAATGTTCAAGTTAATGGGGCAAGCTTCTGGGTGACAGTATGTGATGATTTAATCGGATATATACGGGGAGATGTGTTTATTAAGTACACAAAAGACCCCAATGTACCGTTTGTTCGGGCTGATGCTACAAACGCATTTGCAAATATGTGGAAGAGAATCATGTTTCAGCAAGTTCCGGACACGGTGCACATTCTGCATGATGGTAATTGCTCCTACTGCAATAGACCACTTACAGACGCTATCTCAATTGAATATGGGCTTGGCCCAATCTGTAGAAAGAAGCTCGGTATTGTAGTACCCAAGCAATCGGTTAGTTAGTATCCAGCAGAGCTTATGCTCTGCTGGTATATGGGGACGACAGGCGATTGATCTGGATGATGTTGGTAGTATCACATGCAAGCCTTGGAGAAGGCAAACAATCTCTAAACAATAGACGCAACACGTCAAGAAGTAGGTGCAAGCATCATCAATGGTGCTTTCGCAGCAGTACGCATGGCAGAAGCCGCGTAGTACGCAGCCTGGTCAGCTTACAGACGACCAAAAGCCTACGTTCCTCAACGTAAATGAGGTGGTGGAGTTCACTTAACCGTGCGCCCTTACTGATCAGATGTGTGCTCAGTCTCCATAGGAGCATTGTGGGGCTTAATGTTGACCGTAATCAACAACAACAGATCAACTCTCGTCACTGTGTACAGTATGACTAAGCATGTAAGAAAGGTATTATGAGCACTTTCAGAGACAGGGGTTCGATTCCCCTCGTCTCCACCAAAACCTATACTATGGCAAACAGAAAAGTAAACAACACACTTAAAGTGCTTGATGAAATGTTCAATGAACAAACTGCTCATCTTGACTTGCAAGACCAACTTGAAGTTTTGGAAAAATTCAAAGTTAGTTTAGACTTACGAGTTACCAAACATGAAGAAAACCGCATGGCCAATATTATGGCGCATGAGTAATTAAAACCTTTAAACTCACCACACTGTGGAACCTACATTCATTGTTATTGATTTATTCTGTGGTGCAGGTGGTACTACTACAGGTTTTACTAAAGCAATGGCAGTTGATCGTAATGGTCAATTGCACCCCATTGCAAAAGTAGTGGCTTGTGTAAATCACGATCCTGTACAAATTAAAAGTCACTGGGCTAATCACCCGGATGTAAAACATTTCGAGGAAGACATTCGTACTTTAAATCTTACAGAATTGACAACTCTTGTGAATGAACAACGTAAGATGCACCCTACTGCCTTTGTTATTCTTTGGGCATCTCTTGAGTGTACTAACTTCAGTAATGCGAAAGGAGGCCAACCCCGTGATGCAGACAGTAGAACACTTGCCGATCATTTACCCCGTTATGTTGAAGCTCTAAATCCTGACTATGTACAGATTGAAAATGTAGTTGAATTTATGGCTTGGGGGCCGTTGGCAAGTGATGGCAAACCATTTAGTACACGCAAAGGAGAAGATTGGATGAAGTGGAGAACTATCATGAAATCCTACGGATATTACGATGACTGGAAAGAACTAAACAGTGCTGACTTCGGCGCTCATACAAGGCGCAACCGCTTATTCGGATGCTTTGCTAAGTATGAACTGCCTATTATATGGCCAGTAGGAACACACAACCGGGAAGGAAGTGGTGGACTGGAGCGCTGGAAGCCGGTACGAGAGGTTCTTGATTTTGAAAATTTAGGTGAGAGTATAGTAACAAGAAGTAAACCTTTGGTAGAAGCGTCATTACTCCGTGTATTCAAGGGTATGAAGAAATTTACAGGTAAGAGTTCATTTCTCAAGCTTTACTACACCGCAGGTGGAAACATTGCATCAACAGATGAACCCTGTCCTACACTTACTACAAAAGATCGGGTAGCACTAGTGCAATTGCAGCCTTTTACTCTTAACCCATCACACGGGGGACATGCAAGCTCAATAGACTATCCTTGTGTTGTCGTGGTAGCCAGGCAGGATAAAGCACCACTGTACTTAATTACAGCTGTAAATGGCATAATGAAAATTCCTATTTACGACACAGATAGCCCAACTATGGTTGCTATTAAGGAATACATGGCTGAAAATAATCTTAGTGATGTTTATATGCGTGCCTTTAAAATACCTGAACTCTTACGCATTCAGGGATTCCCACCAGGTTATACGCTTAAAGGAACCCAGACAGAACAGAAGAAAGGAATTGGGAACGCCGTTGTACCACATGTGCCTAAAGCATGGGCTGAAGCGAAAGCTGCTGTCTTTAATAAGGCCAGAACCGATAACAACCTTTGTAAGCAAACTGTAAAATGAGATAGCTGACCAACTACACATCACAGCTCTGTTTGGTGACCGAAAGGAATCAAATATTCAAGTGTCTATCTACGCCATAATGGGTATTGGTACAAGTTTGCTTGTTCTTTGACTTATTGGAAATTAAGTACGCCCGTGATCATATCTAAGGGTACATTAATACTCATGCCAATGCATGAAAGCAGTCGAACCCTACGTGTTCATTACTGCATTCCCGTATGACCGGTGACGATCATGCGGGAGCAATTTGAAGGGGAATAGTTACCCTTGTACCCTTGTCACAGGGTTGGGTTAGACATAGTAGCCTTGCTTTTAGATTCCCCGCTTGCTTAGTGTAGGTTCATTACTATAAAGGCTACAGTGACGTGTGTACTACGAGAGTGTACAATTCTTATGCACTCAGTGATGGGTGCATAAGAGCAAAGCACACAACAAAGTGTTTTAATAAATGGGACAACTATGGCAACAAATCGAGTTAGACCTTATCTCTAAACTAGATGCAGCTTCTAATCTGGCGGCTGAAGACTATCGATCTTTACTTGAGACCATTCAGTCTGAATGTGAAGACCGCATAGCAGCTTTAGATGAGGATGAAAATTAATGCTCTGAAATATAGAGCAATGCTGGTGGCATTCCAGTAGATGGTACGCTCTTAAGGCGTATAAACTTCAAGAACGCATGCGGTCTTGGAGAGATGGAGAGTAGCGGCGGTGTACACAGTTCTCGAGAACTGTCGGCCGACATGCTCTTAAACGGAACTACGTGGCGAGGTACTACTGAAGTCGTAGCATCCATCAACCCTCGGTGTGTGAGTGATCCCTATCCGAGGGCAATAAGTAGAAGTGGTGATCTTTCCCTATCGACATGATTAAGTTCGTGCTCATGCCATGAAAGTACTGCTGTGTAGGCATACACAGAGTCCAGGAAATCAAAACAGAAGGATATGCTTATTATAATTACAGCAGCTATTTGCAGAACAACGCATGCTATCTTAAAGCACCCTGCGGTCAGTCGTTACACTGATGTTTAAGCAGATATAGTTAACGTGTGTCGTCAATACGTGTTCCTAACCGCAGGATGAAGACGTAAAATCTAACTACCGTAACGGGGCTGCTGTAATTTTTAACTAGTTAACTCACATTCAAAACAGTTTACATGAAAAAGCTAGTCTTTTTACTTTTACTTAACTCGACTGCTTATGCACAGTTTAAGTATGAACCGCGTGTTCAATTGATTGGAGGTCTTAGTGCAGCGTTTCAATCGGGGAAATTTATGCAAAAAGCTGAGGTTGGCACAATAACAAACTCTTTTATTGCAACTGCTGGTCTTCAGCAATTTCGAGATACAATGCTTCTTGCTCCATCTAATACCCTCTTTATTGAGACTGGTGTGTATTTCAGAATTGGTAAATTCTTACCTACAGTACAAATTGGGTATAGTGCTATTGGTTGGTACTTTAAACCTTCCTTGAAGTTTGAACTTTCAAACAATCTTATGCTGGATGTCTACGCATATCAAAAGTTCATAGGGATTGGCTTCTTAGCTAATTTTTCTAACAAAGAATACTAAGTGTATTCTATGAGAGGGTGTTGAAAATGGTAACCAAGTACGCCGAGATGGCGTATGCTTTGCATAAAAGCTTTCAGGTTCGAATCCTGACCTTCTCACATTTTAAACTTTAAACTAAATAAAAATGTTGCAATTCATTTTACACGCAGTAGGAGATTATCTAATCCAAAATGATTGGATGGCTCAAAACAAAAAAGTGCTTACTTGGAAGGGAGAATTAGCTTGCCAAGTGCATTGTATTACTTATTCGCTACCATTCCTTTTAATTGGAAGCGGTTGGGCGGTATTGGCAATATACCTTACACATTATGCTATTGATAGAAGCAAGTTTGTAATGTGGTATATGAACATAACAGGGAAAAGCGATTTTGCCAAACCGCCATTAGCACCGTGGAGCATCTTTGCAGTAGATAATACAATGCACTTGGTTTGTAATTATGTAGCACTTGCTTACTTGTAACTTGGGTGGTGGGAATTTTTAAAACAATTACCTATAACTAAGAAATAAGCGAACAACAACCTTGGAACGGTCTGCGTTGTAGCCTGTCTGATAGTATCAGCAGTAGTTGGGAAACCATCCATCGCAGCCGTTCTTTTTAAATAGAAATACAAATGAACAATTCAGAACAAAACCCCAAATCTTGCCAAACCGATGTTAGTGGCAGTCGTTTTCAATCGGCTTACGCTCAATTCTGGGATGTGGTTAAAGACATTATTGATGAAGAAGGTTGGGTTTACACCAAAGAATCACCACACATGTTAGATGCTTACTTTGAAGGCAACACAGGAAAGACGATTGAGTTTCAAAAGTCATTCGGTAAATCAGGGGATAATCCACATTGGTTAACTAAGGGAAGTCGTTGGAGGCCTATAGAGCTTTCTTGACGATTGCCACTAACGTTTTGCAGATTGCCGAATGTGGCGAAATCGAAGCATTAAACTTGATATAAAAACAAATATTAAACCGAATCACAACAGTTGATATTAGCACTAAACCGCCACTTTTGGCAATGTGCTGTTATAATCCGTTAATTTTGGAAACGTAGCAAAGATGGTCTATGCGGAGGACTGAAAATCCTTAGATGTTGGTTCGATACCAACCGTTTCCACGAATGCAGTTCAATTCTGCTCGATGACCGAGATTTGGTAAAGTCCGATGCGTGGTTCAATTCCACCGTTACGAAAGTAAACTGGGTAAACGGAGGTCTTTTTTTTAGTGGCTTATAACTAATAAATAAGCGAACAAGTAAAACCTTAACCAATGACAAAAGCACAAAACCTAATAGATAACGAAATGTGGAAAGATACGCCACCAGTAGAAGTACTGGAAATACACGCCAAAGAGTGTGTAGAATGGGCTTTTAATAACAGATGGATTCTCAGAAAAAATTCTTCTTGGAAAGGGATTCATCCCGTAACCAAAGAATTGTGTTTTTGCACCACTTCCGAACTTTACCAAATTTTCAACGAAAATAAATAGATATGAAAAATAATTATTTTCCTAAATTACTCGTGTGTTATGTTCCCTTTTTGCATACATGGTTTATTTACGGTAGGGTAACACCATCCGATAAGCCTGGAGGTGCAACCAGTTGGATAGTTATTAGAAATTTAAAACTGAAAAAATGAAAACACTACTTTTCGCCTTAGCTTTAAATTCAGGTATCTGTAAAACCGATACAATCCCTGATTTGTATTTAAGTAAATCCTATGCAAATATGCTGAATACAAAGCCATTATTTTATATTATCCAAAAGCAAGACACCTTAGTAATATTGTACGATTCAAAAAAACCAGTCATAATTTTAAAACACCAGTAAAATGAAACCACTAACAAAAGAATGTATTGAGTTGATACAAAAAGAACTTGAAGGATTGGCATTTGTTGATAGCGGTGAATATACCATTACAACCGCCGTTATCTACGGCTTTAAAAAAGCCCTTACCACCCCTGAAATCTACAGAGCAGTAGGGCTGACAGAAGTTACCCAGTTAACCGATGAAGAACTGGAGAAAGAAGCGGAGGAGTTGTATTCGATGCCAAATAGCGAAGTAGATTTGTATATTGGTCTTGTCGCAGTACAAAGAGCCGCCCACATCAAAGCCCGTAAGATGGGTAGTAGTGGATGGGTGAGTGTGGAGGATAGATTACCTGAAAAGTTCGATAAAACAATATTGGTTTGCGATGAAGATGATTATGTAAATATTATTAGCTGGGATGAATTAAGAGAAAATCACACCCATTGGCAACCATTACCCTCACCACCTAAAACAAAACCAAATGAGTAAAGAACTAACACCAATAGGAGAACTATTTGAAAGAATGGCAGCCGTTTTTTACGGACAAGATACTTTCGAGTATGAAAAAATCATGAAAGATTTTAAAGAAATAGAAAAAAACTACATCCGAAAAAAAGAAAGGGATACGGCAGAGGATGTTTTTACCATGCTTGGAGATTACTCAACTACTACATCAGATATCGAAACATTTTTAAACGAAAACTACCCACTATGAGTACATCCATCAAACAACATTTACCAACACCAGTTTACACTACAAGTGAAAAAGGTAAAGGTTGGGTAAACTTATACCAAACATTAGGCGGTTTACTCATTGTATCAAAAGTTTATACTTCGGAAGAGGCCGCAAAGCTTATAGCCCAATATCCAATGCCTAACAAAGACTATGTGGATACAGTTAGTATTGAATGGAAACCTTTAAAACGAGATTAATGAAAACATTTGACACCCTCTACAAGAGGACAAAGACAGGTGCAATACAATATTGGAAAATTAGTGTAGCCGCTGTTACTTACCCAACCATTTACAAAGAATCCGGACAGTTTGGTACTTCGTCACCAACTGAACATAGAGAGACAGTTACAGAAGGTAAGCAGAAACGATCACCAATGGAACAAGCTATATCACAAGCAGAAAGTGATTGGAAGAAGAAGCAAGATGAAGGTTACAAGAGTAGACAAGACTTAAAAATTGACATCTCTGGAGATCTAATGCATTACTCTGTTGATCACGTACGTTACAATACGTTAACAGAAGCTTTAAATGCTGTACTTCCACAGTTCAACACTGACGCAGCTGGCAATGTGAAACCAATGCTTGCTAAGGCAGTCAATTGGGATAAAGTTAGGTACCCATGTTATGTACAGCCTAAATTGGATGGTGTAAGATGTTTGATGGTTGTTAAAGACGGTAGTATTAAATTCTTATCTCGCAATGGCAAAGAATACACCACACTCCAACACATCGCTGACAGCATTCCTCAGGTATTCTCTGAAGGAGTATTTGCAGACGGCGAACCGGCTGAGTGGATTCTTGATGGTGAGGTTTATTCAGATAAACTCACGTTTCAGGAGATTATTGCAGCCGTTAAGAAACAGCGTTCTGACAGTTTGAAATTAAAGTTTCGGGCTTACGATATCGTGAATGACGCTAATCAGGCAGATAGGTGGGGGTTTACATTCAGACTTGTTGATGTTTTACGTTCACCTCATATTACTACTGTTGAAACACACATGGTTAACTCCAAAGAAGATGTGATGAGTATGCATAATGCTTGGGTGAAAGAAGGCAACGAAGGTGCAATGATTCGTCATCTTGATGGTATGTACGGACAAGGACAACGTAGTTCTGACTTGCTTAAAGTGAAAGAGTTTGATGATAGTGAATTCATGTTTGTCAGCTTTGAGAAAGGACAAAGAGACGAAGATCTTATCGTTGTATGCGAAACTACAAATGGTCAACTGTTCAAAGCTAAGATGGTTGGCAATCGGGAGCAGAAAGAAGAGCTGTGGAACGCAGGACATAAACTGTCCGGAAAGCAACTCACTGTTAAACACTTCGGTTGGACTGATGATGGTCTACCAAGATTCCCAATCGGTAAAGCATTCAGAGACGAATAAAATCCTACCATGAAATACACCGTTAGACTCAAGCCATTTGAGGATGATAGCGGTAACTACGGTCTCACACACATTGAAACATACGACACTACGAATTCTTTTGATGCTTTTTGGTCAGCTGATGGTATAGTGCATGACGTACTTGAACATTGGTTTGAAGGACAGCTCAGGTACTTTCGTGGTAATAGTATGTGCAATGTGTATGGTGAAATGGTTGCATCAGCAATACGTGTATGGATGAGACACTATGCTTCATTCGATATATTCAGACATAGAAATCGTCCTTGGGTGCAACTTACTTATTTTGAAGACACGCAGTACATCCTCTATGACTTCATAGAGGAAGAGTACTATAGCTATCCCGTAGAGCCTATACACATCCCGTACCAAAAAAATACAAAAGACTACACACTCGAAGGAGTGATTTCAGAGTATTGGTACATACTCACAGGGAAATACAGCGTTAAAGAGCTTCATGCTAAAGGTATTAAACTTTCACTGATTCAAAATGCTTATCGGTATGGCTTTCGTCTTGCAGAACGTCTTTATGGTAAGTATGCTTACGATGGCATGGATGGACGTAGAGCATTGATGAAACTTTTTGATGGAGTTTTGGATCAATGGCAGGAAATCACTAAGCGTGTTGATGCAAAGAACATGTTTATCGAAGAATCGAAATTTGGCTTGCGAGAGATTCAATTCGTGGTAGATACTACAAAGTCTGTACCACGTATAGCAACCAAGCTTATTGATGATTTCTGGAATAAGTATCCAATCGAAGCATTACAATCTTACTAGTATGACACGCTACGACATCTACGATCAACAACTCAACCCAGGCGATACAATCTGTTGGTGTTCAAAGAATATAATCTCTGCAGGGCGTATACACTCCATTTCTCTAAAAGGGACAGTAAGGGTAAATGTGTGGAGTGACGAACGGCAGTGTTTCTCTGTTACTACCAAAACAATACGCGCTTGGAACATTATCAAAATCACAGGTATTCCTGTGAAATTAACTAACCAGTAAATTCTACAAATGGAAACTAAATCTAGTATTCCCCGTGTTGAAAAAGTTAAACAACTTTTGATTTACATGCAACAGTTGCAGCTATTTAATGGTAAATTTATTTGCCAAGCTGAACACATCAAAATCTCTGCAGGCATACTTACAGTACTGCGTGACAGAGTTTTAATCAGATTAACCCGGAGCGAACCGGGAAATATACTACTAGCAGGAACTTACAGATGGATTGGGCCAGTTCCATGTAATTGGAACGAGTTGGCTGAAGAAGTTACAGCTGACTTAGCAGTGTATGAAGCAGATCTTAGAGCCAAGCGTAAATTACGGAATACTCTTTCTATTGTCGATGAGCAGATTGCCTTGGACAAGATGGATGAGTTAAAAGCGCTTGCTGGCAGTCCTCTGGTTGAACAAACGCTATTTGAGCCTGAAGTACTTGAAAAAGCAGAACTGTCCAATAGCACAGCGGCTCCTACCATGCAGATTAATGCAGCCGGTGTGTTGGATTTGATTACACGTTTGGATAAATACGGTGTAACAAACAGAGTTGCATTCATTGAGGACTATCTCGCAAATGTTTAAGTATGAACAAAAATAACTGGGTGCTGTTCTATCGGGAGGTAGACAGTATGCATTTCTTTTTTAACGGCACTAAAGCGATTAACGTGCATCCACCAGGAGAACAGGAGATATTCAACGAATCTAACTGTAGTGAAATTCTTACGGATGCTGCATCAAACAAACGCATTAGAACCTTTACAATCTCTAAACAGAAATACAGGGTAATTGCCAGAGGAACATTCATCACTGAATAACACGCTATGAAGAATTGTAATGACTGCAAGTTTTGTAAATTTCAGAACTTGCATATCCCATCTAAACCTCTTTGTTTTTTGTGCGATCAGCCGGTCTTAGTAGCTCGTTGGAACTTCAGAAACTTGAAAGGACAATGTAAATACTGGGTTTCGAATACCCCTACAGTGAGTCGAATAGAAAGATTTGTTAGTGTAATGAGAGCTGCAGTCTGGTAACAGAATAATTACTGCTCCCATGTTACAAATCAATCTTTATGCTAGACAAACCACTTGACACCAAGGCTGCAGAGAATGCGCCGGAGACACAGGAGACAGCTTCTGTGTCGAACACAGGGGAATTGCAACTGCCCTCTGTTGCTGAACAAGCACCACAGGAAGCAGGTATTGCTGAAGCTGCATCATGGGAAGATGCTAAAAGGGATGACTTGAAACACTTAAACGTTATGGTAGCTCAAGGATGGACTCCAGAGTTTTCCGCTGACGATTTACGTGCTGGAAGAGTAGTCCCAGGCAATTGGCCCACCGATGCTGTTAATTACAGCAAAGACACCAAACTCGCAAGAAAGACCATTGACTTTGCAACACACGCCCAGAAGTGGGTAGTAATTGACGATCAAGGAGTTAACCACGCTCGTCACTACACCGAACTTGTAGAGGTGATGGAGGCCGAATAGGCCGCCTATTTAAACAAAAAAGCTCAGACTTAAAGTAATTTAACTGTCATTTAATTGTCTAAATTACTGAGGGTTTGAGCTTTTTTTACCTAGTTTTGACGCCCTGTTATTGAAAAACTACCAGTTGTAATTAAGAAAACCCGTATGAAAGGACAAAATTTAACAGCTCAGTTGGATTTATCTGGAGGCAATGTCCTCGAGATTATGCTAGGAGCCAAAGATGTTCAGGCGCGTTATGACGCTGCCTTGAAATTATTACAGGAGAAGGCCGAACCCGTTATTTGGGCCTACCTTAAAGGTCAGAATGTTCAGGCTTTAGTGGAAAGTAAAACCACAGTTAAGGAGCTTGAAGAGCTTGAGATTGAACTTCTTCCCAAAGGATTTAATGAGCTTTTGGCGGAAACAATTGAGAGTCTTGATTTTACACTTGTAGCTAAAGCTTATTTGTTTGGGCTTTGGTTACAGACATTTACAAATGCCAGTATTAATTACTTCAAAGAAATGATGCGTATTCGTACAGAAATCATCATGAGGAAAGAAGCTGGCGCTAAATCCCGAATTATCACTTTAAATTAAATTGTATGTCAGACATTCTCAAAGATTATATCGATGGAAGTGTGCCGGGACTGGCTGAAATGGCGGGTGTTACCGCATCTGTTGAAGAATATGATAGGTTGATGCGTGAGTTTGCAATATTGATTGAGGCTCACATAGCTCTACTCAATATCCCAAAACCCGGTCAAATCACAAATGAAACACGTCTTGATTTAATGCCTGTTACCATGTGTAAGGATATAGCTGAGAGAATCGATCTTAGATTTCCAGAGTACACAGTAGTTGCAAAAGCCATACTATGGTTTGAAGTCTGCAGTGCGCTCCATTCAGCAGCAGAGCGGTACTTCATCTCAAAGGCAAGCGCACGGTTTATTAAAGACTCAGGTATTGAACCTTTGATAAATCTATTTAAACGGAAACCTCTTCCTCCTGAAGAGTCTCACGATTAACACCTATAAGTAAATCCCAAAACTACAAAATGGAACAAACATCAGAGCGTGGTCTTGTGCCCGTACAGTCAGGGCCGAATAGAGCTCAGAGAAGAGCAGCGTTAAAGAAGCCCTCTGCAAATAACCGTAAAGGTACTCCTGGGCGTAAGTACCAGATTGTGCCGGTGATGGTTCCTGTGACTACCTCATTTGGACAAGTTACAGTGCCATCTGCTGATACCAAGGCAATTCAACAGCCTACGGCTAAGATTAAAGAATTCAAAGCCTCACTTAAGCACCGTAGTTTGGTAATGGCTAAGAAAGAACAAAGAAAAGATGAAAAGGATGAGCTTAAGGCAGTTACTCAAAGTACGTAAACCAGATGTAGTTGTTATACCTGATGTGGAAACAATCTCATTTGATGAGGTGGTAAGCAGTATCACCTGCTTGAGCAGTAGAGCTCAGGCTACATTTATGTTTAAGCTTACAAGTAGCTTAGATAAACCCGTATTAAAGACACTTCTTTATTACACAAAGGCAAGGTTAAAACATGGTAACAATACAATCAGTGGACAAAAATTCTGTGATTCTGGTCGAGATGACACCTATGGTACCGATGCTACCCTTAACGATGTGGAACACCTGTCTAAAATGCGTAAGTAATCTTCGTAGTGTTCAACGTCCTTTAAAAGACCCAATTGAAGTGCTTGAAGCATACCTGTTAGCTAATCCCAACCTTCACATCTACTCGGTGTTGAGTCATGAGCCTATTGTATCATTTGCAAATTACATCTCACTTCAAGAGGGTAAGCTGACAATGACACAATTAGCAGATTCACAGCGAATCGGTACTGAAGACAATTGGTATATCGATGAGTTTGGCAGGTATGTGTACATAGAGTACAGAATTGGAACGAAAGCTGATGAAGATCAAAGGTTTGACCTATCGTCATCTAGTGAATTATTTGAAACTAAATACCACACCGCATGATTTATCTAGTTGGAAATTCTACAAATCAAGCGCCTTTCTTTGAAACCGCTCCATTTGAGTTATTTCAAAAGTGGGTAAAAATACTTAATCGTGTTGAGTTTGATATTGAAACTTCCGTTACTCCTTACTGGTGTGATAAACAACTGATCACAGTACAGTTCGGATGGCGGGATACCCAGTGGATTCTACAGTGGAGTGAACTTACTGAACAGCAAAAAGAAACTGTTAAGCAACTACTTGAAGGGTCTACCTTGAAGATTATACACAATGCAGCATTTGAATGCATTGTAATGCTCTTTCACAAAGTGCGAGTTCAGAATGTAGTCGACACTATGCTTGCAGAGATGGTGCTGTATGGAGGTGACCAGGATGTTGTTAGCTATGCATTAGACGATGTTGTATCTAGAAGACTTGGTATAACACTTGACAAAACGTACCAAACAGCTTTTGGTGATAACATACTGACACCAGGGAAGATTTGGTATGCTGCTCAGGATGTAACGTATATGGGCTTGATCCATCTACAGCAATGTGATGAGCTAGCTGCTGAGGAATTGACGATGGTTGCAGCTCTTGAGTATGAAGCAGTTCTTGGTTTCTCTGAAATGACCTTTGAGGGAATGGAAATTGTTCCAGAAGTCTGGAGAAAATTGCAGGATGAGGCCGAACCTTTGGTTGCAGAAGCTCACGCAAGGCTTACTGAGTGGGTTGTAAATACTTCTGAGCTGTATGAGAAAGCTTTAACGCTTAAATACATCTCAAAAGTTGATACTATTCTACTTAATTGGGCAAGCCCAAAACAAACGTCTCAAGTATTTGCAGAATTGTTTCCTGAATTGCCTGGTACTACCAAGTCTATTCTTAAGAGGTACATTTCAAACTGTATTCAAACTGATACAGTATATCCTGAATGGCTCCCCTTCTTTGTTGACGGGGATAAGGAAGAGCTCACAAAGCATCTCATTGCAACTAAAAGAGAGTGGCTTATAGAGAATGATTTCCTGATTCCTGCTGGTCAGTGTACGCTTAATTGGAATTCAACCGACAAAGTACTACCATTATTGCAGGTTATCGAACCTCAGCTTAAGAATCTAAATGCAGAGAGTATGGGTCGTGTTTCACACCCGATTGCACTTGATTATGAAGACTACAAGGATTCTTTGAAGTTGATATCATCATTTGGAGAGAAGTTTTTACATAAACATGTAGAACCGGATGGTATGGTGCGTACATCCTTTAATCAGATAATGACCACAGGCCGTATAGCTTCATCTAAGCCTAACATGCAACAAATTCCTGCAAAAGAGTCAGTGGGTAATAAGTACAGAAATGCATTTCACCCTCCAAAAGGGTGGAAGTTTGTATCCTCTGATTTTGCATCACAAGAGTTGGTAGTTATTGCTTACCTCTCAAAAGATCCTGTATGGCAAGAGGCTTTAGGTAAAGGTCAAGATTTACACAGTATTGCAGCCGAGCTTGTATTTGGAAAGAAATGGGTTGAAGCAACTCAACCTAATTGCGCCTACTACGAACTGGTAGTTAATGCAGACGGTAAACTAGTACAAGCTAAAGAGAAGTGTAAATGTAAAGGACACAAGCTTATGAGAACCGGTTGTAAGACTATTAATTTCGGTTTGGCATACGGTATGTCACACTTCAAGTTAGCGGGAACTCTCAGAATTAGTGTCAAAGAGGCAAAACAACTCATTGTAGACTACTTTAAAGCTTTTCCAGGTATTGGAGCGCTATTGGAATACTTAGGTAAATTCGGTATTGAACGTGGGTATATACAAACAATATATCCATTCTACCGAAAGAGATACTTTCCTTTTTGGAAATTTTATAAGCCTTACATCCAATCTCACTTAAGCGGTATGCAGTATCATCCTTCATTGGGAGAAATTGAAAGGGCTAGTAAAAATATGCCCATTCAAGGAGCCTCAGCGGATATGTGTAAAGTAGCAGTAATCCTTATCTATTGGTATATCCATGATAATAAACTTGAAGATAAGGTAAAGCTTAAGCTTCAAGTGCATGATCAGGTAGATACAGTAGCAAGAGCAGATTTTGCAGATCAATGGGCACCAATCTTAACGTGGTTGATGGAGGAGGCAGCCCGGGTAATTATTCCGACAGGAATTCTCAAAGCTGAAACCACGATTACAGACGTATGGAGTAAATAAATAGCTATGAAGACCGCAATTGTAAATCCAAGGGTATTGCCGGGACTAACAGACAAAACGTGTCTTTTAAGTGTCTCGACAGGAGTCCTGGTTAAGGTAGTGATTGAACAGAGTTGCGCTCACTTTGAGGTGAGTTTAGCTCAGTTTCACTTCCGAGATAAAAAAAGCAAGGCGAGAAAGTCGCCAGGAGCAACTACAGAAGTTGCAGCAGCAAGACATCTATACTGTTATTTGATGAAAATCTTTTATCGACCTAAACTTTCGTTAAAGAAGATTGGAAGCTATATCTATGAAGGTTTTGATCATACATCAGTAATCAACGGTGTTAAGCGTATAAAGGATGATTTGGATACAGGAAGATTCTCAAAACACCACCTTAGCACGTTAACGCAATTTATCGACAATAAAATTTTTACATCATGGTCATCGGTATTTCTGGGTACGCAGGCAGCGGTAAAGACACAACTGGAGAACTCCTTCGTTACCTCTTCGCTAAAGAGTCCCGCCCGTTCTGTCCTCAGGGCGAGTTTAAGCCCGGGATAAAATATGTGACATCAGGATGGAAAATTAAGAAGTTTGCTAACCCTTTACGTAAGGTAGCAGCAATTCTTACAGGACTTCCGCTTGAGTATCTCTATACAAATGAATTTAAACAGGCTTACCTACCTAAAGAGTGGAGTCAATTGATTCCTCACTCAATTCGCGGTATGAGAACTGATGAATTCGAATTAAAAGAAATGACAGGAAGAGAATTCCTGCAAAGACTTGGAACAGACGCTATTCGTAATAATATCCATGAAAATGCTTGGGTGATTGCAACGATGGCTTCGTACAGGCCAATTAATCCAGAACTTAGAGCATCTATGGGAAATGTTATTGACTATAGTGCTTGTAAATGGCCTGACTGGATTATTACAGATGTGCGATTTCCGAATGAATTAGCCGCTATAAAGAAAGTTGGCGGTTTAACTATCCGTATCAATCGTTACCCTGAATTTTCGGATCAAAATTTATTTGATGCGTGGCGCAAACGATTGCATACGTCAGAAACAGCATTGGACAATGCAACATTTGACATTGTTATTGACAATGGAGGGTCTTTAAAAGACCTTGAAAATAAATTAACATCACTCTTCTTACCAAAAATTAAAGAACATGAACAAGAGTAATTTCATTAACCTTAAGACACGCGACAATTCATGCAGATGCTGTGGTAAAGGAAGAGAGCTAACGTGTCCATCCTGTTCTAAGTTAATATCAGATGGATACATAGTGTTAATTGAGTTGAAAGACACGTCTACACTAGAAAGAAAGAAACCAACCGGGTATTCTGTAGCAACCATTGCAAATCTGTATAAGGATTTAGTACCCGGAATAGCGTTTATTACCCAATCACACCTTAAAACCTTCATGGCAAATGAATACAGCAATCCTAAGTACGCAGGAGCCGTTAACTACCTTACCGAAGCACCTAAGCGAGTTAAGTCCCAGCCAGTTAGTAGTACACGATCAGCTTCTGAATTACTTGTTGGGAAAGACTCAGTTCGACATGGCGTTAATGGTGGGCTCAGCGGGAACGGGCAAGACATGGACAATCAGCAGACTCATCAAGAGTTATCAGCTGGAGAATCCGCATAGCGATGTAGCGATCACCGCACCAACACACAAAGCTGTGAGGGTGCTCAAACGAGAGGCTATTCGTGGGGTTATCTATAGCACTATTCACAGTTTATTGAGACTGAAGGAAAAGAAGAATGAGCACACAGGGAAGGTTACTTTTGAACCTGAATATAATCCTGATTTTGCAATTCCAATTGAACGAGTTAAGGTGCTTATTCTGGATGAGGTATCGATGCTTCATGATGAGCTTTACAAGCTATTAATGCCTTATGTGGCGAAAGGCTTGAAACTCATCTTCTGTGGGGACAAAGTTCAAATTCCACCTGTAGGTTTGATTGATAGTATTCCTCTTCTACGTAATTCTGAACACAATATGCTGTTTACAGAACTTACAGAAGTACGCAGGCAGGCCGAAGGTAACCCCATACTTGAGTTAGCAACTCATATCAGGGATACTTACAAGACTGCTACAGATTATACTATTGATGAATGCACACACTCAGACGGTTCCGGGATTATACGGATTAAATCTGATACACAGGAATTGGACATACTTACTAAGTATTTTAAATCTCCGGAATTTGAAGCCGACTCTGACTTTATGAAGGTAATAGCTTGGCGTAATGCGACGGTAGATCAGTACAATATTCTTATCAGAAGTCTCATTAATGACAACATACCAGACCTTCCCGCACTACTCGTTGGGGAAAAGTTGGTAATGAACAAAGCTTATACTCAGCGTGGTAAGATTGTATTAACCAATAATGAAGAAGTTGTGATTGAGGAGCTTAAAACAAGTTCAGTAGAAGTTGAATTGTTTGACTCTCCTATTGGGCCACGTACGGTAATCCTTACCTGTTATGAAGCAACAGTTGTCTGGATAGAAAACGAGACTGAAAAGAGTGCTGTTATTACTATTGTACACGACGTCTCAATGGCGAAATACAGAGAAATACTGAACGAGATGTATCAGACTATCACTGTAGAAACTATGCCAAGTCTTCGTAAACCTCTCTGGCACAAATACTGGAAATTGCAAGACAAGTTTGCTGATGTACGCTACAACTACGCAGTAACCGCACATAAAAGTCAAGGAAGTAGTTATCAAAATGCCTTTGTACTTGAGCGGGATATTGCTTTGAACGGTAAGTACGAGCAAAATGCCAGAGAGAAAACTAAACGTATTGAGGAGCGTAATCGCATCTTGTATGTAGCAATTACAAGACCTCGTCACACTTTATTCGTTAAATAATGAAACCAAGCAATGAAGCCAAAGAGAAGGTACAGCAAGAAGCTCACCGGGTTTGGTCTCAAGTTGGTAGAAATGGAACGATTGCCGCAGGTACCGGGTTTGGAAAGAGTAGGCTCGCAGTGATGGAAGTGCAGCGAATGGCTATGGCGGGCTTACTTTCTCCGAATGCCCCTGAGGTTGAGGTACTACTTGTATCCCCAACTGAAAAGTTACGTGATATAACCTGGCCTCAGGAGTTTGAAGATTGGGGAGCTGGGGACTTATTTAGAGCTCACGTACGTTCAATCTGCTTTGCCTCCCTGCGTAAGGAATATGAGTTGATGGTTGCATACGGCAAACGTTACAGGTTGGTAATACTGGATGAAATTCACAGATTGACTATGCTTAATGCACAAGCCTTTTCAACTGCAGGTTTTGAGGAAGAGAACGATATCTTAACTGATTTTTTCTCTACCGGATTAACTGACGCAGTTATGGGACTTACTGCAACTGAGCCTGATGGTAATCGAGACCCAACCAAAGCCCGTATTATCGCGCAAATCGCCCCTGTTATATTTCGTTATTCCTTAGACCAAGGGGTAACAGACGGACTTATAGCAGACTATGAGATTAGGGTGATTTGGACACCACTCGACAACAAAACAAAAAATATTCCCGGTGGAACTAAGGCTAAGCCTTTTAAAGTTACTGAGTTTGCTCACTACGCGTACATCCAGAAAGTAATTAAACGTACCCAAATAGGCATCACCGCTGCATACAAATCGTTTACAGACGGTACACTTGACATCTTCAAAGATCCAGATGCATTCACAAAAGCAGAAAAGCATATAAAATACTTGAAGTCGCAATGTGAACGGATGGTATTTGCTAGAACTCGTTTCATTTATAATCTAACCTCAAAGACAGTTATAGCTGAACGTGCTCTAAAAGCAATGGAAGGACAAGGTAAACGGACACTTGTGTTCTGCGGCAGTATAGCGCAGGCCAATCATTTACTTAAAGAAAGGGTGTATCACTCCAAATCCGGAAATGATGCATTTACAGCCTTTAACGCTAAACTGATTGACACCTTAGGTGTTGTAAATGCAGCAAATGAGGGTATTAATTTTATCGATCTTGACCAGTCCCTTGTACTACAGGTAGACAGCAACGCTCGAAATCTTGTCCAGCGGATTGGAAGGAACTTAAGGGTACGTGAAGGCCATAAGGCCGTTATTTACATCGTATGCGTTCCGGACACAGTTGACCAGAAGTGGCTAGAGTTAAGTTTGGAGGGATTTGATCACAGTAAAATCAGTTATTACTTCGCTAAAGACATACAGGGATGAACTTGAAAGAAACAGTACACTCTCTCTTGGAGAACGGGTATATGATGATAGTGAAAGGTAAGTACGTTGTAACTGCAAAGTTCAACAAAGAGATGACCGGTAAGGAGGTAGGGTTAATTAAGCTCAATAACGAACCGGTAGTTCAGGAGTATGAACCCCTTATTATTGCAACCCCTATAGATTGGCCTATGAGGTTTATGAACTTCATCGTGGAAGCACAAGTCCCTACTATGGGAAGTGGTAAAGATGGAACTTATGATATCAATAAGTATTCAGAACCTGCTATGAAAGCGTTTAAACGGATGCTTGAAAAAGACAAGGTCAACTACCAGTTGCTTGTCAAAAGTACCATGCTTTACTACAAAACGCACAAACAGTTCCAGAAAACCATCAGTAACTATATAGCAGATGGACTATGGCGTACTGACTACTATGCGCTTGCTTCGGCAGCTGCAGAAGGTAAAGAAGCAATACAATCTCACATTCAAAAATCTATAGCAGATGGAAGCGAATTTAGTCACTGGAGAAGCGCTCACGACTGAACATACTGAATGGGATGAAGCTTGGACTCACTGGGACTCCCGTAGAGATGACGATTTCATCGAACAGGTAAATCGCGGTATGCAGGGTAAGAACGTGGGACTTGATAACGGGTCTAAGTTACTCAGCCGGTTTATTCACGGCACCCATAAAGCACGCTACTATTTGGTTGGAGCTGATTCTGGTATAGGTAAGACTACACTTGCAGATTTTATGTACATCTATAAACTTTGGCTGGCAGCACGCGCTGCAAATAAGAAGATTTACATCAAGTATTTCTCCTTCGAACTCGGACGTGTTGATAAGAAAGCAAAGTGGGTATGTATATGGATTAAGCATAAGTTTCATGTTGACCTTACCACGGACTACATCATGGGGCGGGTTAGCGGTAAAACCATGACACCAGAGCACCACAGGCTTGTAATTCAAGCCTATGCTGTTGTTGAGCAGATGATGTTAGATATTGAAATGTTTGATGTTTCACTTAGTGCAACAGGTATTCTTACCCGGATGTTAAAGCACTACGCTCAAATTGGAACAATCATACGTGATGCTCCGGTAGAAGGACAGAAAGAAGGGACAATTGTTGGGTTTAAGCCTGCAGATCCTGAGGCAATAACTGTATGTATTGTAGACCACATGGCATTAATCCAAGAAGAAGCTGGTGCTGTTACAACTAAACAGTCCATTGACCGTGCCAGTATGTATTTTGTCTATATGCGGAATATCTTCCATACAACTATTATTGCAATTCAACAGTTTTCAACCGGATTGCAAAGTGCAGCCAGAGAAAATAGTAAAAGTAAAGAAGACCACGACATCGCACCCCAACGTCTTGACTTTGGAGACAGTAAATATACCTTTCGAGATGCTGATTATGTGTTTGCACTGATTAGCCCTCGAAAGTTCAATCGTAAAACATACTTTGGGTATAGTCTGGAAGGAGCAGTAGCCACCTACTTTGTCGCATTACACCTGATCAAGAATCGCTATGGCCCGGATGGACGTATGATTCCCCTGTTTGCAAATTTTCTTTCAGGTATTTTCTACGATATGCCAAGTGCTACAGACTATGCAGCGCTTAATTTTTGCGAGCAAGAAGCTGTAAGGCTTGATAGCGTTAGTCGCGAATTCACAAATTACTAATAAGTACAATTATGGGACAAAACCTGTTAATCGTCGGAGACTCTGGCTCCGGGAAGTCCACAGCGTGTGGAACTTTAAATCCCAAGGAAACATTCATCATCAATGTAGCAGGCAAGGGCTTGCCATTCAGAGGATGGAAGAAAAATTACACCATGTATGACCAATTGGCTAATCCATCCGGTAACATGGTAAACGTATCCTCTCCCCTTGCTATTGAGCAGTGGATGGATGCGGTTAATCTATACCGCCCTGAGATCAAGACAATTGTCGTAGATGACTGGCAGTATATGAGCTCGTTCGAATTCTTCGATCGTTCAGCTGAAAAAGGTTTTGAGAAGTTTGTACAGATTGGGGCTTCACTAGCAAAAATCTCTAAAATGCCAAAGAACTTCAGAGAAGATCTGCTCGTCGTATTCTTAATACACGCAGAGGACTCCCAAGATTTAGAAGGTAACCGCAAAGTGAAGGCTAAAACAATTGGCAAAATGGTCGATGAGAAGTTAACACTTGAGGGTCTCTTTACCATTGTACTCTTCGCTAAACTGAAGAAAAACAAGGAAGGAGAATTACGCCATGTCTTTGAAACGAAGAACAACGGCGCTAACACCTGTAAAGCTCCACAGGGTATGTTCCCGTTTGACGAAATTCCAAACGACCTGCAGTATGTACGTGATTGTATTGCTGCTTATGAGATGGATGCTCCTGTCCCTGCTATTCCCATTGTAGTTGCTACTGAATTAGTAGTATCTGCTTAACCGCCCACGTTTTAAACAAGCACATATATGTTGGATTTTTTAACCAGCGCTACCATTTTAGATGTAGCCGAACATGTTACCGCCAAGAAGATTGGCGGCCCTACGAAGGAAAGAACTCCTCTAGGACAAGCTATCCGTTTATTCAGAGACGGTAGTGTTTACCCTTCACTTGAACTGATTGAAAAGTTCGGATTGGAGTACCCCAAAGCAACTGTTTCTAAGCAGGCAATTCCTTTACCGGAAGGATCAAACCCAGCCGCTGAACAGCAATTTAAGAATGTGTTCAGTTTCGGGCCACAGGAAAGCCAAGGATTTGGTTTTGATGTAATCGATACTGACAAAGCTTCCATCTTCAATTTTGGAAGACGCTTGCTGATTATTTCACCTGTAAGCAAAGCCCAACCAAAAGTTGATTTATTTGCATCTACGGTGTACAATGAAGATGGAACACCAAAAGCTTCCGTTATTGATCAGGGTGCTAAGACCTTTGGTATGGACTCTATGATTCCAATGGTTGAAGAAATCTATGGGGTTAAGTTTAACCGCGCAGCAAAAGCCGCAACAGCTGATGAAACTGCAATTGCAGCAATCGAAGATGGGGTTGAGTTTATTGACCTGGTGGTTACAGCTCATCCAACAACCGGGCTACCGTGGGCATTACCTAACGGCAAAGAGGTTGCTTATATTCCTAAGCAAATTAGCCGGGGTAAGGACAAAGGAACTTTCAGTACTGTACGCAGGGAGTGCCCTGTTTTCTATGCATTGCTCCCTTTGAGCTTGATAGAAGAGGCAAAAGCACCACAAACGCAACCTGCTGTCTCTGAGATGGTTACGTCCAGCGATGAGGCAGATGCTGTTGCCATGGAAATTGGCGCTACAGTTGAGGCATAGTAAGTTTGTAATCCTCATTTTTTTTTCATTTGGTAAGGGATGTCGTGTTTCACAACATCCCTATCATGCTCTAAAAACCCATAATATGGTTAAGGTAGGAATTAACGAAAACATCCTGTTTAAGTCAGTAATGCTTGACGAGAAGCAGAGATTAACAATTGAACTGGAGGAGATGGGTGCCGAGAAGGATCTATTTGCCTCTATGACCAGCTCAGGTTATGCAGCTGAAGGAAACACCAGTCTTAAAGTTAACTTGCTGTCATTCTTGGCACCAAAAGCAGATAATGGAAAGACTGTTGAGCAGAACATCACGCTTGTGTCAGGAGACATTAGTCGTTTGAGAAACCAATTGACGCAGATTTTGGAGCAATTCATGCTTCAGAGTCACATCGACATCAGCGCTCAAGCGATTGCCTATGCTGGTACCGGTATTACAGACAGTGCAACTTACAAGATGAACATTTTAAGGCAGGATGTACTGGATTTGATTTACAAGAACATGGTAAATCGCTTCATCCAGTTGTTTAATTTAGTTCCTAATAAGGAACCTGTACGCTTCAAGTTGATTCGTCAGAGTAAGGATAAGCATTATGCAACTATCCCTAAGAACTTCATTGTTGAAAATCCGTTCATTGAACTGATGACAGTAAACAAGGCTGCTAGCCGCCTGAAGTTTACTCCTTACGAGTTGAAAGAAGGGCTAAATGACGGCACACCAACATCAGCAAGTACAGCAGAATCTAAAGATTCAACAACTGCTGGCCCTGGTGTTCTTCCGGGTGCGGGTACAAACCCGTTTGCACCTGCTGCAAGTGCTAATATTGCTACAACAGTGCCTGCGGTGCCTATTGCTGTCCCTCAACAAGCTACTGTTGACGTATTTGCAGCTCCGGTTGCGCCAATTCCGGCTGCTCCGGCTGTACCTGTATAGTTTTCCATTTAAACTCTCAACATGGATTTCATGATTGACGAGGATAGTACTTTAGAGCGTGTCGATGAGTACACGCTCTACTGTCACTATCTTGAATTTCAACCCGACATTAAGATCAACTATAGCTCGCCTTTAAGGGATGATGATGATTCGCCTTCGTTTGGAATTTTTCCGTCAAAGAAACTCTTTAGGGAGTTCTTCTGGAAAGATGCTGGGGGTAATGGGGATAGTGGAGACATCTTTAAGCTTATTCAAAGACTCTTTGGGTATAATAGCAGAGAAGAAGCTTTAGCACGCGTTTTATCAGACTTTGGGTTAGGCGAAACAGTAGCAAATGTGGAAAAGATTGTCAAGCATGTGCCTAAACCTCATAATGATTGTGACATTCGGGTACAAGCCCGTGCTTTTAAAGCACATGACCTTGTATATTGGAGTCAGTTTAACATTACTGAAAGTCTGTTACAGCAATATAGAGTTTCACCTCTGTATTGCTACTGGTTATCCCCCTCACAAAAAGCACCGGTGTTTCCAAGTGGTTTATCATTTGTGTATCGAATTTACGACAGGTATCAGCTATACTTTCCACACAAGGACAAGCAGTATAAGTTCCGTAATGACCTTACTGAGCATCATGTTATGGGAATGCAGCAATTGACTTACTCAACAGACACTCTTATAATTACTAAGAGTTATAAAGATGTAATGTGCTTGCGCAGTTACGGGTATGACTCCGTTTCACCCCGGAGTGAAAATACACCCATGCCTGATGCAGCATTCCCATACTTCAAAGAGAGGTATAAACACATACTTGTCCTATTCGATAACGATATGAAGCATCGAGGAGATTGGTACCCGTTTCCACAAATCTATATTCCTATAGAAACCGGAGCTAAGGATATATCAGACTTCACAAGAGATTACTCACCCCATGCAGCTGCTGAATTGTTAAAACAGCTGATTGGTTAAGCTACTAAGATGGCTCAAGAAAAAGTACTCCTAACTAGGTTAGAGATCGAAACAAATCTGGAGAGAGGGTTAGTAGGACGTGTTGTCGATTTCATAGACATACGCGATAGGCTAATATCCGGAAAAATAGAGAGAGTCGCCGTTAATGTTGAAGGCGACGATATCATGGTTACATTTTTTATACAACACACAAAGTACACTGTTGATCTGCAATATTTTGTAGAGAACACAACTATCGTCTATGGCAATACATCAAGAGGTGACAACAGAGATATCCGGCGGATTCTCAAAGGAGATAGATGCCGGAGCACAGGGAATGATATTCGATAACCTTCAAAGGTTTCAGTATCAGTACCCTATAAAGTCAACTATCAGGGAGATAGTTTCAAATGGTTTGGATAGTATTAGAGAGAAGAATGTTGCAGTGAGTATATTGACAGGAAAAGCAAAAGTAGAAGACCATTTTGTAGAGAGAGAGGGTGCAGTATTCAAAGACAGTAGATTTGACCCTAATTACTACTCGTTAAACTTTTTAAGCACAGAAGATACGGTAGAAATCATTTATCAGGACGGCGGTGAAATGGGCAAGGACATGCTTGTAATCAGAGATCATGGGGTTGGCTTGGGCGGTGATCGTCTTAAAGGATACTTCAATCTTGGGTATTCAAGCAAGCGTCTTAACAAGTTTGCATTAGGTAAATTTGGATTAGGAGCAAAAAGCCCACTTTCAACAGGTGCCCCATTCTATACTGTGGTCAGCAGGTTTAATGGTATGGAGTTTTGCTTCAATATCTACAACCATAAAGTTGAGAGTATTGTACCTCAGTATGACCTTGAGAAAATGATTGAAAATCCAACCTTCACCTGGCCAGCGACATTTACCGAAGAGGGGATTAAAACTTCAAATGAAGTAACCGTCCATTACAAACGTACGGCAGAAAAGAATATGCTTGAGATACGCTTACATACAAAAAAGCACCACAAGCAACAATATATTGACGCTGTAACTTCTCAGTTGCTTTACTTCACAAATGTTAAATTGTACACGCAAAATACCAGTGGGGATAACCAACTGAAGGAGATTCCGATTAAGGCACAGATTATGTTTGAAGACGACTTAATTGTCTTATCTAATAACAGCCCTTACAATAAACCCCACTTAATCCTCAACGGAGTTAATTATGGGTATATTGATTTTCGTGAGCTTGAGCTCGAAGAAAAGTTAGGTAATATTGGAATTAAAGTATCTCCAGAGTTTGTGTCAATTACCCCATCCCGTGAATCCCTTATCTGGGATGAAGTAACACGTCAGGTTGTAATCGATAAATTCAACGAGGTAGTGGGGATTGCTGAAAAGACAATCAGTGCTGAGTTACAAGAGCGTGACTTCATTAAATGGCTTAAAGTGTGTTCAACAATGTCTGCTTCCGGTAGGTGGTGGAATAGCAGTAAAGAAGATTCTGTTATCGGAAGACTTGCTCAGGTTGTTGATATGTCAAAGGTAAAGCTGGCATACCCACTAAACCCAATCTATCGATTCAGTCATAATATTTTGGCCGGGGTACGTGTGCATAGAGTTTCCTCTGAAAAGACACGTAAAGGATCTAAAACCTACATGAAGATTGAATACAATGAACACTGGGATAGTGCACTCTCTCAAAATTTCCCTATTGTAGTTCAGCATAAAGCAACTTCGAACCGTAAGAACAAGTTTATTATGAAGCATCTTTACCCTCAAGGTTTCATTCTTATCCGATTGGATACGGACAGACCTATGGGAGAAGAAGTACTTAGTACTGATTTGTTCCGTGAGGAAATGATTACTGAGGCGCACAATGCTATGGCTAAACGTTTTACCAGACAAGATGCCGCACAGCGTATTGCAGATCTTCATAACTACATCCGGGAGTCTAAAGCTGGAATCAACTATGAGAATATTGCAGTACCTGATGATTTTGTTGCAACAGAAGAAGAGGAGGAACTAATGTCCGAAGACACTGTGGAAACAGTTGAGGCAGAATTGTCTGCAGCAGAACGTAGAAAATTAACGGGGTCAACTATTATTCATACACCCCGTATTTGTGATAAATCTTTGGACACTAAGCTGTACGAAATGAATAAGGTTGAAGTTCCTGCCCACTTAATCGACACATGGCAGAATGAGGAAGTGTATTGGTCTAATCAAGACTTTGAAAAATTGATGCATACAGTTGCAATAATCACACGTCCTTTTGAAGAAGTACGTAAATACGCTCCGTATGATGACAATGCATGTGATTCGTGGAAAAATGCAGGATATACTGGAAGTAACAGATACGAATTCCAACGTATTGCATGGTTTCATGAGAACTCTCCTGTACGACTTATTAAAGTTGCTCAAGACAATGTGAAGTATTACCAGGACTTCAAGCATATCACCAAATTCTTCAAAGAAATACGGAACAAAACTATTACTATGAGTAATGCACTTATTAGGTGGAACACTGCAAGAATTATAAAGAACGGTTTAGAAAAGTTGAACTTTTTACGTGGGTTTGAATCTCTTGACCCTACAGCATTTACTAAATATCAGAGTTTGGTAAAGTATGTAGAAGTTAACTGGCGTAGCCTTGATATTAGCACCAGAGTAACAGGCGCTGACGAGACTACAACCGGTCAATTAATTAGCCACCTCGACAAAGTGGGACAATTTCAGCTCTTTGTACGTGATAATGCAGAGGATAAAGAGGCTATTGCTGAACTTGCTAAGCGTATGTTTAACCCACAACCTGGTGTTGAAATTGAAGACGGTCTTGCTATTGAACCTTGGGCTTATGATTTATTCATGAAGTTTACGGATTGGGCACAACCGGTTGAGTGTATGCTTAATATGGTTAACCCACTCGTAGAAGGACTGCCGTTTTCGCAAGAGCAGGAAGAGGCAATTCGTTCTTATTTTAAGTACAGGGATTGTCCACTCAGCGCATTTTAAATCTTTACCAATAAATCAGCAATGATGATTACAGTTAACCGCATCGGTGATTCTATCACCGGTTTTTACAACGGTAAACCTTTCGGAGTGAGCTACTCAGACCAGAAGTATGCTCAGATGAAGGAGTTGGAATATAAAGCTACTCAAGTAGCCTCAATGGAAGATCTTAAAAGTCTTCTTGAAGAGTTTAAACCAATGACCGTAGAATCCTACAAAGAACTTGTAGAGCACGCACAAGGAGGCCAGTTCCTGTACGTGAATAACCACACTGGAAAGATATACCTCGCTATCAACGGGAAGGTGTCTTCAAAGGCTCTTCCACAGTCGATTGTTGATCGAATTATTACCTCTGTTGAGAAAAAGATTGATGTACTACCATTGGTGAAATGTTGGGCTCGTTTATTGCGTAACCCTAACTACACCGATGCTAAAGCAAAGAAATTTGCTGAGTATATCAATACCACTTTCCTTAACAAGAGGCTTGCAGCTGAATTGATGGATACTCATGGTTTGAACATGTACGTTGCGAACCAAAGAGCTACGATTTACGATGTTGCGATCACCCAGGAGGGTTTGCTTAATACCTATAAGGTAAGCAAAGAGATTGACTGGAAATATGTTGCAGACGAAAATGCAGAAGATGGAGTGAGGAAGACAGGACGCTATGCGTACGAGGTGGATGAAATCACCGGCTTAAAAACATACAAGCAACCCGATACCGTTGAAGAGCGTGTATTTGAGCCCGCTGTTATGGGTCAAGGCTATGATGCATTCTTCTGCGGTGAAAAGGAAGGGCATGTTATTCGGGTAGGCTTTGCTCATTACTTGGATACATGGGATAAGGTAAACTGCAACGACAGTGCGTCCTGTGTTAAAGGTCTCCATGTTGGAGGCTTGAGGTATATCGAGCATTACCAAAACGAAGGTACAGTAACCCATAACGTTTTTGTAGATCCGATGGATATCGGGGCTATAACGGACGATGGAACCGGTGCGCTCAGAGTACGTAGGTACTTTGTACACAGCAGTTTTGCCGGAGCAAATGCAAACATCTATCACAGTAGCTCGTACGCTAAACTTACTGATATGGAGTATGCAGATATGTTTACAAAAGCTGTTGAAGAACATCAGCAGAAGCTTGATGCGCATGCAGAAGAGCTTGACGAAAAACGTAATCTTCTTTAATTAAAATATCACGGGGACTTAACCTTCCCCGTGATTATTCTACTATGGCTAAAGTAAAAGTTTCAAAACCCAAGCCCATTAAATCCCGTAATGGGGGTACTATGACTGAGGCTGCTTTTTGGGGCAAACTCCGTAGTATGTTTCGCAGGGGATTTCAATGGTGGGTTCCAATAAGGTTAGCATTAGAGAAGGCTAGCAGACCATCGCAAAGCGCTAATAAGCGTTTGAAGAAGGAGTACCTGTGTGCCATGTGCACTCAGTGGTTTCCACGTAAGCATATTGAAGTAGACCATATCGTGCCATGTGGTAGACTACTCAGTTACGAAGACATTGGGCCTTTTGTAGAACGTCTTGCTTGTGAAGATGTAGATAGCTATCAGGTTGTATGTAAGCCTTGCCATCACTGGAAAACCGCTCAAGAAAAACAAAAAGTTGTAAATAAATCCTATGAATTGTTCCCCCACTAAAATTGCAGTTAGTGCATACTCACAAGCCTCCGAAGTATTTGAGGTTGTGAGTAATCCAATAGTAATTCACATTATGAACCTGCTTGAGCGGAGAAGAAATCTGCTTGCACTTGACTTGACGTCAGGGGAGTACAAGGTTCCGCTTATACTTAAGTATCTCCGAAGAATGGAGGCAATCGGTTTAGTGCGGAAAGACAAACTCGGGCGCGAAATCAGTTATATTTTGAACCATGACAGACTTGACACAATTAATGCCGCAGCAGCAAGGCTCTTATAAGTGTTTGCTAATTGATGGCGATTCAATCAGTTACATTGTAGGTTGGAACCACAGGGATGATATGGATAATTTTGCAGTGGAAATTGCTGTGGATGACATCCTAAATAACCTGTTTCGGAACTTAAATGCAGGTGCTTATCTAGGTGTAATTGGGCCTGAAAGTTCAGCAGGTAATTTCCGTAGGAAGATCTACAAAGTAGCTGCGTACAAAGGTAACAGGACAGAGACTCCTGAATGGGTAGTTAAGTGGAAACCGATTATTGAGAATCGTTTAATTACCAAATGGCAGTTCGTTCGTGCTCCTGAACACTTAGAGACTGATGATGTAGTAGTAGCAATGGCAGTTCAATTCAAAGCTCGCGGCATCCATGCTAAGGGGTTTGAAATGGATGTTGTTATATGCTCGCCTGACAAAGACTTAAAGCAAACCCCAGGCGAACATTACGACTATAGAACTGGCGTTAGTGTTACACTAAGTGCTACTGAAGCTCTTCGAAACCTGTATAAGCAGATTTTAACTGGGGATACCACAGACAACATAAAAGGTATCCCAAAATTTGGCCCGGTTAAAGCTGAAAAGCTATTGGATCCGAACGACCCTTTTATGTGGGAAATTCAGGTAAAAGCAGCGTATGATGACTATTATGGTAGTTATTACGGGCCTGTCATTTTCACTGAAAATCAATCTGTTGTAATGATGATGGAGTTTTCCCATCCTGAATGGGATAGGTTTGGATTTCGTACAGCTGACTACACTAAAAAGGTTGTAGTTTTAGCTTAAAATCAAGGAGTATATGAGAAGTGCTTTTATTGAAGCTATCAACAAAAATACTCTCTGTACGTGGTACATACTACCGCTCATAGGTTTGAACAAGTTCCATTTTCAGGAGGGTAACTTCATAGATAGCTTTATCACAGTTGATGGAGCCTATATTGTTGTTGAAGTAGCTGATTGGAATTTGTGTCCAAGTATTCCAACGAATAAAACCTATGTACGGAAAGAGGTAGGAATTAATTGCGACAGATTGGTATTTAAGATTCCAGAGAACTGGGCTGAGGATATGAGTCAATTCCTGAGGGGAGCGTATAGTAAGATGTCAGAGTTTGCTAAGCAAACAATCAAGGAAGGTAGCGGCTTGAAATATGAGCATGTAGATGAAGCTGGTAACAGAAGAACTGACGCTATAATCCTGGCACTTGATATGCACCCAATATTAAGAGAACAGTGGATTGCAGAGCTATCCGTAGAACTGCATACCTACCGATCATATCCGGATATTCCAGACAATATGGAACTATTAAGTATTCCGCAAGAAAGGATATTTACGAAGATTGAAGAATAAGAAAAGCCAGAGACTCGTTAAGAGCTCTGGCTTTTTTTTACCCGTAGGCGGTTTAAGAGTAGGACTCCTCTACCACCCACTTTCCCCACTTATTTTCTTTACACTTGTAATCAGGCGCTGCTGTTATACTAGCTAGTGGACATCCACAAGCCCCACATACATAAGTTGATCCCTCACTATTAAGTGCCTTGACAATTGCAAGGCCAGCAGGATTTAACTCTTTTTTTAAAGGGCAAGTATCACATATCTCCAAGCGAGCTACAATCATCTGCTTATCCTGCGGACTTCCTTGAATGTAGTGGTACCACCCTTGTGCTACCAAGCTTAATTTTTTCAATAATTCCATCTCCTTTAAGTATTATAGGGTGAATTGTTTCAAGCTCATACCAGATACCGGTTGGGGTTCTGTGTTGAGTGAGGAAGTTATTCTCTCGGGCACGTCTCATACCTTCTTTATCTAAGCCGGTAAGTGCCCTAACAACTCCCATTTTAACCAATGTGATTTTTTGTTGTTGCTCTTTCCCTGTGAGCAACGCAGCCAACTTCTCGTTGATCCGATTAAAGTTCTTTTTTAGTTCAGTATCCATCTGTATAGATTGATAGTGCAAAATAATGCAGAGAAGCATGAAGAATTCCCTTATCCCCATTTATTTCAAATCCTTCCAGGCATTACTGGTTTCTCTATCTAATTTTGCCCTTGTTACCCGGTAGTAGTTGTCTACACAGGTCTGCACAGTGATACCCATTAGCTCTGCACACGTTTCACAGCTAACCCCCTGGTCTGCACATAAGGTTATTGCAAATGTATGGCGACCACTGTGAGAGGTAATTCTCTTGTTAATCCCCAGTTTACTGGCTATGACCTTTAACTTTTCATTAAGGGTTGGCTCTTCAATTGTCAAAGGGGTTTGCTTAATCCGAATGAGGTTTCGGGACAGTGGTCTGCTTATCTCCATCCCTACCCACTCCTTATTCTTCATGGCACGTAATAGGAGCCTGTTATCGACTATGTGTTTATCTAGGGAGAATGCTTGCCAATCTGATATTCGCAGCCCTGTATAGCAGCCTAGAAGGAAATAAACAGCAGTTTGCTTCCACACAGGATTGATGGTGGTATCTGCAAATTCTTCCCACAGTGCTAATTCACTTAAGTTAAGATAGTCTTTAATCGGTGCCTGATAAGTAGGAAACTCGTAAGTTCTGAAAGGGTAGTGTGATATAATCCCTTGCTTGATTGCCGCATTGAAGAAGGTACGCAAAGCTCTAAGCAACAGATGTACATAATTATTACCTAATCCATGCTCGGTTTTACCCAACTTACCCAGTGTACGTAAGTAATGCTCATACCGATTTAAAAATTCAACATCAATCTCTTCAAAGGTTAAGTTTCTACTTCCATGAAACTCTTCTAGTTTTCTGATATGTTTATCGTAATTGGTAATTGTGCCACTACCACGTTTACTCTTAACGTCCTGGGTGTACTTTTCAACGAAGTTAAAGATGTTGTGTTGGTCTTTAGAATCAAAGGAAGTCTTGAGTGATTTAGCCGTAAAAGCCTTACTTTCCAGATTGTGGAGATTGACATTTTGCAACACTTGATTGTACAACCCGTAGATAGCGACATTGTATTGCTGTTCTGCCGGGTGATCCTTCACTCGGTGTGCCCTATCATCCCATTCATCCCTTCTAACCGTCTTACCGGTTGATATAAAGGTCTGCTTTCTGTTAACTGTAATCCGTACGTATATAGTACATACCGGATTTACCCCCTTATCCTTCGTTTTAAGCACGAGGGCTACTGAATGATTTGCCATGAGTTCAATTTACTGCAGGTACTACAATGGTACTACGAAATGGGCCATTTTAGCCCACTTTCCTGTAAAACCACTCTCTCCCACTCCCTTTCTCTTTCCCTCCAAATCCTCTATGGAAGGCACTTTCAACGAAAAACCCCCGGTTTACGGGGGCTGTAAGTTTTAAAGCGTAGAGGTCCCGAGCGGATTCAATACTTCTTTACAATAGATTGATTATGTGTATGTTACACGGGTTATTTCAAAAGAACTCCTACAGAGAGCTTACACGGGTCATTTTAACGGGTTAAGAAATAAATATTTGGAAATCTCAGGTAGAAGACTTATCTGGAGTTCTATCTTTATTTCGTAGATAAATATACGGCATTTACCTTAATGGGCAATTTCGAGAGTCGGGGTTGATTTGAACCGAGGTTCAGCCTGTAAAAACCAACTTTCATTTTTAGCTCTCTTCAAATGAAGGCGAATAAACGAACCTCCCAACGGTTTTGGCTTACGTCCGCCTTTCTCAATGTGGAAACCTCCAGAAATATATTCCTGCTTGTAAGTAGATGAACGTACGTTGAGGACGCTCTTGATCTTTGGTTTATAGCAAAAACTGTGGTCATCGAAGTAGTGCACCATTATTTCTTGTGTGTACTTATTGTGATTGTGGCCCATGGATATCGCATCTGCACCTTCTACATTCACATTCATACGGTTGTGTTCAATAAGTCCGTATGTAACCGGAGCATCACCACCTGTACCGTGATTGTAATACACTTTGTAAACCGAGCGTGAGTGTTTGATGCCCTCAACAAATACCCGATATATTACCCAGCCGTGATAGCCCATAGCTACCTCAGTACCCATTCGCTCAGTAAACCTTTCTAATACATCAGTCTCCTGACGTTTAAGAATACTACTTTCATGGTTACCTTGACCTACACAGTGGATGTTTTCTTTGTAGGGGGCGTACCAGCTTGCAGCATCATTAATAACAGCGTCAATATACTTATCTACATTATGCTCAGGACGAATAGAACTCTTACTCTTTCTAGGGTCATAACTACCTTGCATTAAGCAGAAAGTATCCCCTGGCATAATGATAGAAGCATTGAGTCTTTTGCACTCATTAAGATCTTCTTTAAGTAAGTCACGATTGCATTTCGGGTTATCCCAATGGTGATCCGGGCTTAAAAAGATATCAAAGTGTTTCTCTGATTTTTTAAGCGTAACGTCAACAACCATTGTCATTGAATTGAGTCTTTTAATTTTGTAGGTAGGCATAGTGGGATTTAACAGTGTACGGTTATAACAGTGTCTAGTAAAGCAGTTGGACTCCTACGAACTAATGCAGCTTCGCTCATTCGTCTTTCTACAAGTCCGTTAAACTTTTCTTCAGCATCGCCTTCAAAATCGGGGATACCGTCCCAAAGTCTTTTCATCGATTCTACCTCTCTTGCGATTTCATCGTAGTCAGCATTAGCAATTGCAACTTTTAACCCTCTCATCTCTTCCCTTGCATGTTCTTTGATTTCCTTCTCTCCTGAGTCTTTCATGCGTGTGCCTCTATTAAATACAACACTGACAACAACTGCTTGAGTGTCTGGGTTCAATTTCTCTAATCCAGGAAATGCGTTAATTGCTTCTGTACAATACCGTGGTAGAGTTGATTTGGTAAATACATCAAACGCAGTTTTGTAAGGGATATTGAACAGCTTAACATGAGGTAGTAGTTTTGCTTTAGCGTTAGCCCCATAAACCCCTGAACAAGAAACAAGATAAGCTAGTATATTACCGGGTACATACCCCTGCCAATCCCTCAGAATTTGTTCTCGTGTATTCATCCCACAGTCATATCCAAAACCAATAGTGATTCCACTGGAGGCTCCTGGCCATGTTGGGTGTATTAAATACTTGTTATAGTATCTTGTATCACCAGTGTACTCAGCCCCAATCTCAGAGCCTATTAGTAGATGCACTCCGCGCGCACTCAAGTTTAGTGTACTCATGAACGAGTGAATAGTTTAGTAAGCACGGAAATGCCAGAAGAAATCTTAGACACAGCACCTACGGTGTTGTTATATAACAGGTAAATTATAAGCAGCAGTAAAAAGACAGATAATAAAATAATGGTAATCGTTTGCTTAGTGATTGTTGAATCACGCTGTTTTAACACGGTCGTATAAACTGCATCCACATTAGGTGCTGCTGACAATTTACCTACAAGACTTGCATTTGCAAGACGCTCCATAGCAAGTGTATCAGCAAGCATCTTTAAACGCCTACCATCTTCAATAGTGTTTGTAATTGTGATAGTTGGCTGGTTACATTTATAGTAGCCACTTACAACAATACCGGTACTATCTGCATAGATAGTCAATCCATTGACTGTAGTATCAAACGACTTGTTGGATTTAGTAAAAACCGGGTAAGGTAGTGGTATATTGAAAGGAATGAGCCTTACATCAACCTGCTTAAAATTAGTTGAAGAAGTGTCTATTCTTGTTACAACATTAACGCAAGGCCAGGTGGTAAGCAAAATATCGAAGAGTTCTTGCTTTGCTTTTGGATCCCTTAGTATAGTATTGGTGGCTGAAGCAATCTTTTGTTCATGACTACAAGATGTAAATAAAAGCGAGAGTACGAAACATGCTATTATATCTTTCATAGATTGGTTTTATCTTGATGCTTCTCGCGCCATTCGTGCATAAATACTTTCACACGGGCGTGAATGTTCTTGAGTACAATCTGTCCAGTGTGGGCTGCACCTCCTGTTAAGAATGCAGTGATTACAGCAACGACAATATCATTCTTGACAATTGCAACACCTAGTCCGGTAATCCATCCTATTGCTGTGCTTCTTAATTCGTCTGACATTACCTAGATATTTGAGTTTTCATAGTAGGTATCACTTTTGATATTTACGCTTCAAAGTAAAGCCTATAAAAGCAGTTAAAAAATACTATGCTATTAAGCTCCTATCCCCTTCAAACAGAAGCCCTTACACTGGGTGCAAGGGCTTCTACTGTAAGTATGAAATAATGAGTTACTTAGGCACTTTTGAGCCGAATAATCTCTTTAAAAGTCCCCATACAAGCTGGAACACGGAATTGGCTTTAATAGCCGGGATAAATGCAAGTGCTTCTGAGACAAAGAACAATGCAATACCACCTATACCGATTGCCGGGTATTTGGTAATCAGCAAGGCTACAACAGAATCGATTGCAGATGTTTCAGACGCTTCGCCCTGAGCACATACAACACCGCACATTAACAGGAATGTAACGAGTAGTAAAACTTCAGTACGATCAAAAGATTTGATTAACTTTTTCATGGATAGGATATTGGTTTAAAAACGGGGTTAACTATTTAGGTCGATTCTTTGCTTGCTCAGCCTCATAACGTTTAGCATATTCAATAAACAGAGCTTGCATTTGCTCTTGTTGAGCAGCTGTAAAGTCACCGTTCTTGCTTGTTTTCATGAAAACCAGTAGCTCGTACCAGTACTTATCTGAAGCAACAACAATACCACTTTTAAGTGCTGCTTGAAGTGCATCTGTATTAACGATACTTCCATCGTTAAGTCTGATAAATCCACCAGGCTTTACTGTAAGGGTGTCTGTTTTTTGCCCAGTAGTGTCGATACTCTTTGAAGCTTTCGGCTGACTTTGTACTCCTGAGGCTACCAACATTAGGAGGATCACTGCTAATTTTTTCATACTGTATATAGGTTTATTCGACGAATGTATAAGGATATACACTGCGGTACAATTCCTTTGTATTAAGCTTACATCCCCCTACAAACCGCACATATCAGTTATATACCCAAATTGGTTTGTTTTAAACATTAGCATGCCGAAATTTGTGTTATAACACCACTACTATTAACTTTTACTTGATACGTCCAGAATCCATCAGTAATAGTTATCCAAGCCCCTGAACCAACGTAAGATGTTGTTAATTTTTTGTCTGTATATATGTGTGTTGCGTACATATACTCTGCATCTAAGTACACCGTAAGCGTATAACTCGAAGTATGTACGTCGCACTCTGTCTGGCCCTCGGTAACATCAACGCGACATACTCTAAAATCCTCTTTAACCAACAAATCGTTCGTTCCTTTTAAACTAACGCCGTAGTAACTGTCAAGGTGGTAAGTTGCTGCATCGGCCTTTGTTATGCAACGCAACGATGGCGGTATAGTATATACTGGTGTTTGATAAAGCGCAGCGGTAGTTACTGCATCTTTTATTGCTGTCTGTGTTATTCCTTGATTACTCGCTGTTCCTGCCCAAGTTGTAGAATAATACTTCGGAGAGAACGAAACAAGAAAAATCAATAATAACAATAGTATTCTTTTCATCTTAATCTGTTTTCAAGTTGAGTAATTCTTATTAATAAGGAAGCGTTCGATTTCTCTAATTCATTAACCTTCTTAACGAGTACTTCGGTATAATTAACCGAAAGAAAACCGTCATTCCCTTCGTTTACTGCATCAGGCATCCACCTCTGAACTTCCTGAGCAATATATCCGTAGTGAACCCTCTCGTCTCCTTTCTTCCATTTGAAGGTTATCATGTCGCCATCTTTTGACAGTACGTTCTTTAAGCGTAAATCAGAAGACTCGTAAAAGGCTGTGGCGGTTACAGAACTAACAAAAGTTGCGGCTCCTGACCCAACTAACGATAGTGCAACAACAGGAGTTCCTGCAGTTCTTAGTCGAAAATTAATCGCAGCCGAAGCACTGTTATAAGTATTATCTATATAGAACACTGTTTGTCCAGCAGAACTATATTGGATAACGCCCTGATTTCCTGTTGAAGAACCCCAAGCTGTCTTGCCGTCATAAGTTTGAGAAGTGAAATCTGAGTATCCGTAAAATTGAGCTTGTGTGGCAGAAGTATTATTTATATTTACTGTGCCAGTAAAATTGCCCGTTGTAAAAGTTGCTGCACCGCCTGTAACTCCGCTTGAATTAATGGTAAGCCCTAAGTTATTAC